ACTGTTTCTTCCTGTTAATTTACTAATAAATAAGACAGGTGATAACCTTTATGAATGGCAGATTTGATTATCCAAAAGGTAAATGAAGTTTACCTGAAGATAGAAACTGAACCTCACATTGAACATGAACTTAGGGACCGCTTCACATTTGAAGTCCCCAATATGAAGTTTATGCCCCAGTATCGGAAAAGAAACTGGAACGGAGAGATTCATCTTTATGATATGCGTACTAAGCGTATCTACTGTGGTTTATTAGATAAAGTTGTTGCATTCTGTGAGAATGCGGGTTACTCATATCAGTTTGAAGATAATAAATTTTATGGGTTACCTTTTGAAGTCAATGAGATGATTTCAAAAGAAGGTGTTAAAGATTATATAAGTTCAATTACACATATCAAACCAAGAGATTATCAAATTGATGCTGTTTATGATGCATTGAGATATAACAGAAAACTTCTTATCTCACCTACAGCATCTGGTAAGTCTTTTATGATTTACTCATTGGTGAGATTCTTTGTTGGAATGAAAAAGAAGATTCTACTTGTGGTTCCAACTACATCACTTGTAGAGCAGATGTATAAAGACTTCATTGAATATGGATGGGATGCAGAGAATCATTGTCATCGCATCTATGCAGGAAGAGATAAAACAAACACCAATGAAGTTACCATTACAACATGGCAATCTGTTTATAAGTTAGAAAAGAGTTTCTTTGAAGATTATGATGTAGTCATGGGTGATGAGGCACACCTTTTTAAAAGTAAGTCTCTCATTACCATTATGAACCACTTACATCATGCTAAGTATAGGTTTGGGTTCACAGGAACTTTAGACGGTACACAGACCCATAAATGGGTGTTAGAAGGGTTGTTTGGACCATCATACAAGGTCACTGGTACTAAGAAGTTAATTGATCAAGGACATCTTGCAACTCTTGACATTCAATGTTTAGTTTTAAAACACAAACCACAAAAGTTTGATTCTTATGAAGATGAGATTCAATTCCTAATTTCAAATGAAAAAAGATCAAAGTTTATTTCTAATCTTGCAATTGATTTGAAAGGAAACACTTTGGTTCTTTATGCAAGAGTGGAAACACATGGGGCCATTCTTTATGAAATGATAAATAACAATGTAGCATCAAATCGTCAAGTTTTCTTTATCCATGGTGGTGTGGATGCTGAAGATCGAGAACTTGTTAGAAAAATCACTGAAGAACAAGATGATGCAATTATTGTTGCCTCTTATGGCACCTTCAGCACAGGAATTAATATTAAAAACTTACACAATGTAATCTTTGCCTCTCCATCCAAATCTCGTATACGTAACCTTCAGAGTATTGGTAGAGTCCTAAGAAAAGGCAAAAACAAAGTGAAAGCAAAACTTTATGACATTGCTGATGATACAACAATTCGGAGTCATAAAAACTACACTCTGAATCATTTTATTGAAAGAGTTAAGATATACAATCAGGAGCAATTCAATTACGACATTATATCAATTCAGATAAAGGAGTAAACATGGCAATTGAAGATGACTTTTATGCAACAGTAAAGTTTAAGTATAGTGGTGAAGAAGTTTTTGCAAAGGTAGCAGCATCTGAAGAAGAGAATGGAACTGTTCTTCTTCTTTCAAATCCAATTACAGTTGAAGAAATCATTGTAAGAGGAAGACCATATGGTTACAAAATGGAACCTTGGTTAAAGACTTCAAGTGAAGATCTTTTTGTAATTGATATGGATGATGTTCTCACAATGTCTGAATCATCTAATGTAGAGATGATCAGTTACTATCAAGACTTCTGTCGTAAGATAAACAAAGGTTCAACTGAAAGTACTATCTCTCGTGAAATGGGTTACTTAGGAAGTGTAGAGGACACTAAGAAATCCCTTGAGAAGATCTTTAAAAACCCAGTGAATCCAAAGGACCCTTAAAGTACTTTAAGTAGTCCCATTCAAACTCGACAAACCTATTCTAGTCAAAAACAAAACCTAGTGACAAGTCCTGAAAAAATGTTATAATAAATTCATGAATAAAAAGGTTTTATGTCAACACAAACTTATGGTGTAATGAAAAAAGTAAAGAATAAAGAACACTATGTGAATAACAAAGATTTTCTTGATGCTTTGATGAATTATTTTGCTGAAGTTGAAAGAGCAAAGTTGAATGATAAACCCAAACCACAGATTCCAACTTACATTGGTGACTGCTTTCTAAAGATGGCTAATCATCTTTCTTATAAACCAAACTTTGTCAATTACATGTTTCGTGAAGACATGATTTCTGATGGAATTGAGAATTGTGTTCGCTACATTCATAATTTCAATCCAGAGAAGTCAAAGAATCCTTTTGCTTACTTTACTCAAATCATTTACTTTGCTTTCCTGAGACGCATCTCCATGGAGAAGAAACAGTTGGAGATTAAGAATAAGATTTTGGAAAGAACAGACTTTGATGAAGTCTTTGATGCAAATGATCTTGACAGTCAGAACTATTCAGACTACAATTCCATCAAAGATGCAGTGCATTCAAAACTTCGTTATAATAACTGATGAAAGTTGCCGTTATAACTGACACTCATTACGGCTGTCGTAAAGGGTCCAAACTATTTCATGATTACTTTGAACAGTTCTATAAGAATGTTTTCTTTCCAACTTTAGATGAAGAAGAAATCACCACGGTAATTCACATGGGTGATGCATTTGATAGTCGTCGTGGAATTGAATTCAAATCTTTGGATTGGGCAAAGAGAGTTGTGTTTGATCCTCTCAAAGAAAGAGGAATCACAATGCATCTGATGGTAGGTAATCATGATGCCTATTATAAGAACACCAACTCCATCAATGCAGTTGATCTTCTCTTGAAAGAATATGATAATGTTAAGGTTTATTCTTCTTGTACAGAATCATCTATCGATGATCTCAAGGTTCTGTTCGTTCCTTGGATCAATGAAGAGAATCATTCTGAGACTGTGGACATCATTCAAAAAACTGATGCAACAGTTGCCATGGGTCACCTTGAACTCAACGGGTTCAAAGTCAACCGTCAAATTGTTATGGACCATGGAACAGAATCTGAAATCTTTGACAAGTTTTCGCGTGTCTACTCTGGACACTATCACACTCGATCCAACAACGGAAAGGTCTTCTATCTCGGCAATCCTTACGAAATGTTCTGGACGGATGTCAACGACTCCAGAGGTTTCACTCTACTGGATACTTCAACACTAGAACACACTTATGTTGATAATCCTTATCAACTGTTTCATAACATTTACTATGATGACACTGATCATCAAATGTTTGATGCTCGTAACTTTGAAAATAAAATTGTTAAAGTAATTGTCAAAAAGAAATCAGATAAGGTAAAGTTTGAAAAGTTTATTGACAAACTTTATGATGTTGGTGTTGCAGATCTTAAAATTGTAGAGAACTATGATTTTAGTGGTTGGTATGACAAAGAAGAACAAGACTATGAAGTTGAAGATACAATGACAATTCTGGATCGTTATATTGAAGAGACAGAAACTGAACTTGATAAATCCTTATTGAAATCAACGATCCGTGAGATCTATCAAGAAGCGTGTGAGATGACCTGATGTATATTATTACAATTGAAGGAAAGGAAAGAGAAGGTGCATATTCAGTCATTGATGAAGATGGAGAACAAGTTCTTTACATCTTTGAAAATGAAGATGATGCAACTCGTTATTCTCTTCAATTGGAATCTCTTGATTATCCAACAATGAAAGTTCTGGAGATTGATGATGAGATCATGATTAAAACTTGTGAAATTCATGACCATCGATATTTTATTATTACACCCAATGATGTTGTGATTCCCCCTGATAACGCACATGATTTTATTTGAGAAGATTAGATGGAAAAATCTATTATCTACAGGCAATCACTTCACAGAGGTGGAGTTCAATAAACACTCAACTACTTTGATTGTGGGAACTAATGGTGCTGGTAAATCCACAATTCTGGATGCACTTTGTTTCTCACTTTATGGTAAAAGTTTTAGAAAGATTAATAAGAATCAACTCATCAACACCACCAATGAGAAGGGAACATTGGTTGAGATTGAGTTCAGTGTAAATGGTGTTGATTGGAAAGTCGAAAGAGGAATCAAACCTAACATCTTTAAAATTTCTAGAAATGGTGAAGAGTTAGATCAATCACACTCTGCTGTAGATCAACAGAAGTGGTTGGAACAAACTGTTCTGAAGATGAATTATAAAAGTTTTACTCAAATCGTGATTCTTGGTTCAAGTTCTTTTGTTCCATTCATGCAACTTCCTTGTAATTCAAGAAGAGAAGTTGTGGAAGATCTTTTGGACATTAAGATCTTTTCTTCCATGAATGTTCTCATCAAAGAAAAGATTAGATCTATCAAACAAGAGATCAACACACTAGATTTGAGAAAAGAATCTCTCAAAGATAAAGTTCAAATGCAAAAAAACTTTATTGAACAACTGGACAATAAAAGTCAAGAAGACATCAGTTTGTGTGAACATAAAATCAATGTTCTTTTGACTGAAGAGAATGAGAAGTTGAATGATAATGAGAAACTTAATTCAGAGGTTTTGACTCTTCAAGAAGACATTAAGAATTTTGAAGGATCCTCAAAAAGACTCAGAGAGTATGGTAACATAAAAGGAAAGTTGACTCAGAAGATTTCCACACATGCAGAGGAACACAAATTCTTTTCAGAGAATTCGGTTTGTCCTACATGTGAACAAAACATTGAAGAGTCATTTCGTGTAAATAGAATTAGGGACTCTCAAGATAGAGCAGAAGAGCTACGAAAGGGTTATGAAGAACTCCTTTCGGCAATTAAAGAAGAAGAGTTGAGAGAGTCCACTTTTTCCAAATTATCAACAGACCTTTCTGAACTACTGAATGGTATTTCTACAAACAATAATCAAATCTCTAATTGTCAGAGACAGATTAAACAACTGGAATCAGAAATTCAAACACTTACCACACAACTTGCAGATAGAAATTCTGAGCACAGTAAGTTAGACCAGTTTAGAGAGAGTCTTCAAGAAACGTTTCAAGAACTCGGAAATAAAAAAGAAAACGTTTCTTACTATGACTTTACTTACAATCTCTTGAAAGATGGAGGTGTTAAGACTAAAATCATTCGTAAGTACTTGCCACTGATTAATCAGTCAGTCAATAAGTACTTACAGATGATGGACTTTTACATCAACTTTCAACTGGATGAAGAATTCAATGAGACCATTGAGTCTCCAATTCATGAGGATTTTTCTTATTCATCATTCAGTGAAGGTGAAAAGATGAGAATTGATTTAGCATTATTGTTTACTTGGAGGGAAGTCGCAAGATTCAAGAACTCTGTCAACACCAACCTTTTGATTATGGATGAGGTTTTTGATTCCTCACTGGATGGGTTTGGGACAGATGAGTTCTTGAAAATCATTCGTTATCAAATTACTGATGCAAACATCTTTGTTATCTCACACAAATCTGGAATGGAAGATAAGTTTGATTCAGTAATGAGATTTGAAAAAGTTAAAGGATTCAGTCATCTGACATAATAAGAATTCTAAACAGACACTTGAAATCTCATGTGTTTTGTGTAAATAATAGTATGTGAATGGAGGTTACCATGAAAAACCTTGTTTCTTATAATGAACTTTCAACCTGGGAATGGGAAAACCAATCAACTACGGAGGATAAGTACGACCAAGTTTCTGATTATTTTCAGTGCATCTCAGAATGTGACATTATTGACCATGACGCCAAAAGATTTTGTAGACACATTCTGACCACTAACTGACCTAGGAGGAATAAACCACTGAAGACCCCTCTAAGTGTTTCTACTTAGGGGGGTCTAGTTATGCCAATTAAATAAGTGGTAGTGCTCATTCCACAAACCACCTGATGGCGTGTAAGATAAGGACAAAAGAAAGACCCACCATGCCTGTCAACTACGAAATCAAGTCACAACTGGCTCGACTTCTTGCCACTGAGAATTTAGTTGTTGAAAATAAAAAAGTTCCAACTGCTTGTTTTGATGTTGAGACCAGAGTTTTGACACTTCCACTTTGGGACAAAGCATCAAGTGAAGTTTATGACATGTTGGTTGCCCATGAAGTGGGTCATGCACTCTTTACTCCTAATGAATGGGACTGGGAGGACAGGGTTCCTCGTCAGTTTGTCAACGTGACTGAGGATGCACGTATTGAGAAACTGATGAAACGTAAGTATGGTGGAATCAGTAAGTCATTTTATCGTGGTTATAAAGAACTGAGTGAAGACGATTTCTTTGAGTTGAGTGATCGTGATCTCTCAAAGATGAATCTTGCTGACCGTGTCAATCTTCAGTTCAAGATTGGACACTTTGTTGATATTCCTTTTACTGATGATGAGAAAGAAATTATTGAGATGATTTCTGAATGTGAGACTTTCTCTGATTCAGTTCTTGCTGCTGAGATTCTTCATCAAAAATGTAAAGATCAGGTTGACTTTGATAGTAACAAAGACCCTGATACATCAGACCAAGTTAACTCACAAACTTCTGGTGACGAACAACAGAATCAAAATAATAATTCAGAAGAGAATGGTGAAACTAATGACATTGAAACAAAGTCTGAAGGTGAGAGTCAAACCTCTAATTCATCCATCAATGATGATCTCAATGTTGAGACTGATGATCTCTTCAATCAAGGTGCACAGAGTCTGACTTCTGAAACTGCTTCTGGTATTTCTGGTTATTATGAGATTCCTAAGATCAATCTTGACAATGTGATTATCTCGAGCACTGAAATTCATTCACTTATCAATGATTGGTGGAAAGTAACATCAGATGAACATCAACTTAATTCGTTTTCATTTGTTGATAGGGAGTATCATGACTACAAGAAGTCAGCACAAAAAGAAGTCAATTACTTGGTAAAGGAGTTTGAGAGTAAGAAAGCTGCTGATGCTTATTTTCGTTCCTCTGTTTCTAAAACTGGACTTCTTGATTGTTCTAAACTTCACACCTACAAGTACAATGAAGATCTTTTCAAGAAAGTAAATGTTCTTCCTGATGGAAAGAATCATGGTCTAATCTTTATCCTTGATTGGTCTGGGTCAATGGGTGACATTATGGAAGACACAATCAAACAACTTTTTAACATTGTTTGGTTCTGTTCTAAGGTCAACATTCCATTTGAAGTTTATGCATTCTCAAACAACTTCAGACACTCTATTGAGGGTAATTTGAATGTTTCTGAAAGAATTGAAAATGAATTTGTTATTCAAGACACATTTGTTCTTATGAACATTTTGACTCATAAAGTCAATAAGAAAAATCTTGATGAGCAAATGAAAACGATTTGGAGACTTTCCTATTACTTCAAAAAATTGTGTGGCTATTCAATTCCTTCTCAACTCAATCTTTCTGGAACTCCATTAAATGAAAGTCTAGTTGTTCTTCACAGTTTAATTCCTCAATTCAAATCACAAAACAAACTTCAAAAAGTTCAGTGTGTGATTCTGACTGATGGTGAAGCTCACCCTCTCAAGGCCAATGTGAAGAGAACTTATGATGATAAAGATTTTATGGGTTGTTATTATGTGATGACTCACAATTCCTATCTTCGTAATCGTAACACTGGGTTTACTTATAATCTGGGTGAACAATATTGGTCATTTACTCAAACTCTTCTTCTTGATTTAAAACAAACATTTCCAGACGTAAACTTCATTGGATTTAGAATTGCAAACTCTCGTGATTTTGGTTCCATTATTCGTCGTTATGATGGAATGATTTCTGAAGATGATTACAAGAAGTCACGTAAGAATAAGAGTTATGTCATCAAAGGTAACTCTGGTTATCAATCTTACTTTGTTATTATGGATAACACACTCAATCAAAATGTTGAATTTGATGTTGATGACGATGCATCAAAAGCAAAAATCAAATCTGCCTTCACAAAATCTTTACGATCTAAAGCACTAAATAAAAAAGTGTTAAGTGAGTTTATGGATTTGGTGTGCTAAACCGGTTTCATAACTGGCATAACCCTACTGGTGAACAGCCAGTGGGGTCTTATAATAAGGATAACAAAACAACGCTGTCCATGGCTCTGTCTACTGAAACTCTAGTCTCTTCACTTCAAGACCTTTATGGTGATGTTGTGACCTCTGGTGACCTTCGTGCATGGTGTACAATGAATGATGTCAGTTATCCAACTGCATCTAAAAAACTGAATGATTATAAAACTGGTCGTGGTAAGTGGAACCTTACCACACAAGAAAAACTAGAGAAAGAATATCAGGCACCATCTGCAATGCCTGCAGTTGAACAAAATCTTATTCCAGAAAAAGATGATACCTTCGTCCCTTTTGGTAACTTCAATGATATCAAAAAGATTATTAAGTCCAATCTTTTTTACCCTACATTCATTACAGGACTTTCAGGTAATGGTAAAACGGTTTGTGTTGAACAGGTTTGTGCTCAACTTAAGAGAGAACTGATCCGTGTCAACATTACCATCGAGACTGATGAGGATGATCTTATTGGTGGGTTTCGTCTTGTTAATGGCGAAACTGTCTGGCATAATGGACCCGTTATCGAGGCTCTGGAACGCGGAGCTGTGTTGCTTCTAGATGAGGTTGACCTGGCATCCAATAAGATTTTGTGTCTTCAATCCATTCTGGAAGGTAAAGGTGTCTTCCTCAAAAAGATTGGTAAATTTATTCACCCTAAACAAGGTTTCAATGTTATTGCAACTGCAAATACTAAAGGTAAAGGCAGCGATGACGGTCGCTTTATTGGAACTAATATTCTCAATGAAGCCTTCCTAGAAAGGTTCTGTGTGACCTTTGAGCAGTCTTATCCTACTCCTACCACAGAGGCTAAGATCTTGAGTAAGATCTGTGATGATGATAAATTTGTCAGTCATTTGGTTGATTGGGCAGACATCATTCGTAAGACTTTCTATGATGGTGGAATTGATGAAGTGATTTCTACTCGTCGTCTTGTCCACATTGTCAATGCTTATAAGATCTTTGATGATAAGAC